TGATTAACAATTGGCCAGAAGAAATTCCAGGAAAAGAAATCTGATTTCCTGAAATAGAGTAGGCAAGGGTTGAATTGCCAGAAACATTTGCATTTTGAAACGGGTTTGTGTCCCCGTTAGCAACGCTGCTCCCATTCAAATAAAGGGTACTCATTTGACTCACCGGTGGGTTGGGAGGTGGTGGCACTGACCCACCCTCTCACAACAAAGTCACCCGCAACCAAGCATTGTTGGTCGCAGACCCACTAGCATACGTATCATATGCAGCGAGCCCAATCACAGCACTTCCTGCAACTGAGGTGTTCAACACGAACGAGTTGATACTCAAAGTTCGCGGCTGTAAAGAATACGTTGACCCACTTCCAGCAGTGCTAGTTGTAGCATTCGTCTGGAGGTAATTAGTCAGCGTAGAGCTCTGCACCAAACTCAAACCGAGTGCAGATGGGGCCGCAGCAGACCCCACACACGTGTTACCTGCTTCAATCAAGTAGGTACCCGCGGGCAATGTGACCAGACCCGTTGAAGCAAAGGTCGCTCCAATGGAATTCTGCACAACCACAGGATTGGTTGCTGATGCAAAACACAATCCTGCCACTGTCGTGGCGGCAGCAGTCTCTCCGGCTAGTGCGGAGGTAAGTAACAACTGCGAACCGGGTTGGCCAAGTGCGCCACCTGAGCTTTCAAGCACCGGCTTGCTCAGGCGGACTCGATAGCGCACATGGAGTTCACCAATGTTTGTCGTATTCGTTTGGCCCTGAGTACTAACAAACAAATTTCCGCTATCATAAGTCTTGATATCGGTGTTCACCGGTTGTGCTCCCGGACGAACATACTTGCCAAGATTACGCTTCATTTGGGCACAATCCATCACAAGCCGAATTAGCTTGGTGGAAGGAAGCGCTGGGGTGGTGTGAGGGTCCGTATCCTCTACACGCTGCTTCGTAGCAGGTGGAGCATCGGAAGAATCGTAATCAGCAGACAGGAGCACAACGCCAGTCTGACCCTGCGTGGCGTACTGAGACACCTCCGCAGTGTAGTAGAATTCCAAATACTCGAACTCATACTCCTCATACAATGCAGCAATCTGGCTGCCCCAGGGAAAAGTGGCAGCCTGACCAGGATTGATTGCATATTGCGTGGTCGCAAAAGCAACTGAGCCATTGACTTCACCAATGTACTCGTCCTCCTCCAAAACCTGTCCACGCCGGGATGTTGATCGGGTGGTAACAGTATCACCGCCCCTGCCAATCTGTTGGCCGGGCATTCCACGCGGACGACGCATAGCATTCGGTCCGTGCGGATTGGCTCCTCGCATCCTCCGTTGGCGACGGGGAGCTCTGGGAGCCATTCCAAGTGCTCTTTCCTGCTTCGCGGTTGCGCGAGCTAAGGAGGCAACTCTTTGGTTGGCATTTTGCGTTGCCTTACGCTGAAATCGTTTTAACATCGACATGGCGGCATCAACGAAACCTACTCACAACTACGCATACCGTCACAAGGCAGTCACGTCAGGTGGTCAATTGCTCCACGATTGCACTCTCAAGAGGGATTACCTACGATGGAGCGCTAACCACAGTCATGAACACGTGAGGCCTGTTACACATCCCTACTTTTAATAATCGGGGGGTGACGAGGGACTATGCTTTCGTTTCGACAGTCAGTCACAACTTTATACTAGCTGCAGAGTGAACTCTCCCAATGCGTTAACGACAACTAACATCGGGCTTGGCTCGGTTATAAATGGCATGAGCTGGCTCGCCTTGGGTCTATCTCCCTGTGGCAACCACATAGCATGGTTGTTGGTCCAAACCCAGTAATAAATACTGGGAGGTGATACGGCACTTTCCTCGAATCTTTATTCGATACGCCCTTTTAATTTGGATTACCTATTCTTGTGCGGATTAGGTTGCACTCGGGGTTGTAAAACCACCAAATACAAGCTGGGGCCCTGACGTGTCACGGTCAATCAATTGGGTCGAGAGTGGGGAGTTTAAAACATCACCCAACTTCAAAGTTGCCAGTTCTCGATCCCATTGTTTTTGCTGGGTGGGTCCCCATTGGTACTGCACATACAACGCATGGTCCACATCATCAGTGGAATCCAGGAATTCATTGAGA